CCCAGAATCTTTGAAAATGTCTACCTTCATAAAGAAAGTCGATAATGTTAATAGTCAAATTTAAAATAAAAATGTTTAACCTTTCCACTTTCGGAATGTATCAACTATACTATGTAGTATCGACTCTTTTGGTTGTAACAATATTTGTTTTGATTTACTAATATTTTTACTTAAATATTTTTCTGAAGAAATATCTGTAATTAAAGTCATTCCAGAATTAATAAATTCTTGACTTTTATCTGCTGGTTGAGGCATCTGTTTCTCCGTTAGGTTAAACAGAACTTTTTAAGGGGTTGCTATCCCTATTCACACTCAGCCATCATTGAAGTTGCTAATTCAGATCCTATCTCTCCCCCTTTATCTTGACCTAACATCATAATCCAACCAGACAATACCCATCCAACATAAGGTATTCCAACTAAACTCTGCCCTATTGTACTACCTATGCTGGCACCTACCATCTTTCCTGACGACTCTCCACCACCTGCCGCCTTGATACACTCTATCTGTTCGGCACTTAACTTTCCCACTTCACCACCCTGGAGATGTCTTGCTCCATCCATGGTGTACTCTTCGTGTGTGGTTATTTCTGCTGATCCACCAATACCAAAAAATCCATTGTTCTTTTGAACATCTTTAGTAACTTTCATGACCTTAGGGTCATTTGCTTTATATTCTATAGTATATCCATCTTTTCCTGCCCTAATCACATAAGAGCTGTAATCATTCAACGGCAAATCAAGTTTAGGTATTTCAGTCCTATTCATAAGGTGTCCTAAAACACCAATATGGGCAATTCCAAACAGTGTTCCCACTGATAGAACTGCCCATTTAAATATGGATGGTTTGGATTTAGGTGATACTTCTGCACTATCTAATTCTTTCAGTTTTTTATTATTAAATATCATTGGTCATTACCTATTGTTTTGGTTCGACTGCAGATACAACTTTTGGTTCTTCTTCTTTTTTTGAAGAAGGTCTAACACCATTACCATTTCCTCCTGTTTTAGCAGGACTCAAACCGAAGGCAGCTAAAGATCCAGAGAATACTGAAGCAATAAAAGTAGGGTCAAAATCAAGAATTTTTTGACCGTTTGGTAAACGAACGTAACTGAAAGTAAGAAGAGATGCGGACCAAATCAGTACGACAACTTTCACTAAATTTCCTAAAACTTCATTTTTATCTTCATGATGATCATCATGATCTTTCTCTTCTACTTTTGACTTGGATTTATTTCCAAACATAAGTATAGAGTATGGCAGAAGTATTTAGGGACTTAAACAATCAACATCAATAGATGTTGAGTTTATTTGATTATACTTTACACAAAGTGCATCACTAGATTCATGTTCCCATTTATGATACACGCTTTTCAAATGTTTCTTGTATTCAGTTTCTACATAATTAACATCTGCGTTAACCATCTCAAAGGAAACGATGCTTTTTATCAAAGCATCTCTAGTTAAAAGTGACATACGATTTGATTGAGTATCCAACAAAAAATTTTTTAACAAAGGAGATTCAATTTTTAACAAAAATCAATAATTTTTCTTGGCTGGTCACCGAAATTAAATCGGATATTATCTATTTATCTAAGTAACCTTCCTCTACAAGGTATTTACGTGTCAATGGAGTTGGTTCATAAACTTTCCACATCTCACCCAAGGCACATGCTTGTAGTGCTTTCATAGTCATTCCTTCAGTATGACCTGCCCACATTGCTTCTCTTTCCCAAGGAAGAGATACTTTATCATAAGTTTTTTCTGCAATTTCTGACCAATATTTTGGCACATCTTCTGGATCTTTAATAATAGCAATCAAACTATTATCAATCGTGCCAGCCATACAGTCCTGTGCAACATGCCAACCTTCATGTCTCATTACTGACATCAAAGCACTAGGGCGTTTCATATATGCTTTATTCAGAAAAAAGTTGTTACTTGTAGTATGATATACACCGCGATGCCCAACGGGAAAATACTTTTCTGGAGCTAGAAACACCTTAACTCCGACTTGATCAAGGGCAACAAGCATGTTATTGAATTCGTCTGCAATAACATAAAAATCATCAGTATTGCTATACTCGCTAGAAACATCCAAAAGGCTAAAAACTTGTTTGACTCCATCGGTGCATTCTCGTAATAACATGCAACCCATAGAATCCTCAGTAAAATAACCCTTTGTTATTTTAGAGTCATCTGCTTTAGAAATATCAGATGAGATTAGTGCTCCAGTTCCAAAAACTAGAAATCCTGCAAGTCCAAATAAAATTTTTTTCATAAGAGAACCATTTTTTTAGTGTAATCGTATGCATACTGTTCGCGATAACCTTTAATTCCCCATCCTAACCAATAGTAAGAAGGAACCATGTATTGAGACACTGTACGTCCAGATCCTTCAAACTCTGGAAGATAACGTTGAAAAATATTCTCATTAATCATATATCTAGTTTGGCATTCAAGAGTACTTGGGTCACAGTTATATTTAACAGAAAAATAACCAAGTCCTTTATAACGTCCGGGAGATGTCCACTGAATTAAACCATATCCCCCACTATAACATTTATTATACGGTACGCGAGCACCACCTTCGCAAATGTTAGGAATAAAATTACTTTCGGATTTAATATTTCCAAGAATTGTTGCTAATGCATTACGATCAGTAATTTTTGTATGTTCTTGAAGTTGAGCAAGAACATATTTTTCTGCATCATTTCCATTTGTAAGTTTCCATGTTGGTTTATACTGCTCAACTTTAATAGGAATAGCATTAGGTTGAACTTCAGAAGATGGCAGAAAACCAACAAAAGAAAGAACAAGAAGACTTTTAATCATTAGTTAATTGTGGCAAAGAATAAATTTCACATTCAGTTGCATCAGGATCAAGCCATTCTGCAAACTCACACTGTACAGAATAAGCATCTTCTACAGCATGTACGATGTCCGAATTAGAATCGTTGATGTCATAATTTTGGCATAGGTAGTGAAGTCGATCTACTACCCAATCATGAGTTATCCGAAGCGTTTCTGTCAAGTCCTTTTCCATAGTCCTTTCGCATGTAGCGCCCCAGAATGTTTGAATTATAGTATGCAGGATCCCCGTTGTCAAGCGACTCATATAAGACATTGTTTAAGAATAGTTGTTTGGTTTCTTCATAATTGCAAAAACCCTTAGTCGTATGCAAACTCAATATAACTCTACTAAAGGTCTCTTTGCCATATTTCTTAATATCTTCTTTCAATTCAGGACAAGAACCATAATATTTTTTCCAATCAGATTCTTGTTTTACTTTTCTTTTCTTTCCAGGAGGTTTTCTAAATGACCAAAAATACTTTCTCCCAATGTACGATCTACCGTTGGACTTATTGGTAATGTGATAAACAAAACCAAAGTAGTCCCCAATAGAGTCACTATCAAAAATTCTCTCATCATACATCCACGGATTATCATAACTCATCAAAACAAATACAACTAAATTTTATTTAGTTTGATATTTTTTGTTTTTATCTTCTTTTATACCTTTAATTCTTTTCCATTCATGATACATAGCAGCAAGCATCCAACTACTAGAAAGATTGTGTGAACCTTGTTCTAATAACTTTACTTGTTCTTTTGTTAATAATTTACCTTTTATATCAATAAATTCAGATTTCCAATCATGTATCATAGCTAGCTATATCTCCTCTTTAACCAGGACAAAGAGATTCTAGAGAAAAATAAGAGGTCTGTCAAGACCCCTTGAAATTATTTTTGATTTATGTTAAACTACTGCTCTATTGATAGTTGGACAATAGTTTGAAGATGATCCTCACTCATCTCAAGCATCACATAATTTGCCTCATCTACTGTTTCTGCATGACCATTTTCAATTAAGTAATCTAAAATTATATCGTAAGCATCTATAGTTTCGTTATGCATTTGAGTTACCTCTTTTTTTTCTGTTATAGTTTTAGCGAGTTTTGGATAACTAGTAATCCATTCCTCTTGAGAAAGAATCTTTCTTATAGTTTCATAGTCCCTACTTCCAGGTTCTATTTCTCTAGCACGTTTTGGATTTCTCATAACCCAATCAAGGAGTTTATCTTCCCTTTTTTGGGACTGAGTATAACTACTGAAACCACCGGAACGAGTAGAAGAATTAGAACCACCGGAACCACTAGAACCATTGGAACCACCGGAACGAGTAGAAGAATTAGAACCACTGGAACCATTGGAACCACTGGAACCATTGGAACCACTGGATTTGCCATCATTTAATCCAACATCTTCTCCTTTGCGATAACTACTATTTGGAACTTTGTCTGTAACAGTAGTATTTTTTGTAGGAGTAGTATCTTTTGCAGTTTTATTTTTTAAATACTCAGTAGCTCCGTATAATCCTCCAAGTG